GTAGTACCAAGCGACGCCCTTTGACCGACCGTAATCGGATGGAATCTTCCCGCGCATCTCTTCCGGCACGGCGATGGCTTCCGCCACAGTGTCGTTGCCGAAGAAGAACATCCAGTCAGATTTCCCGTTGGTCCATTGCGTCATGTCGCCGCCAGTCGCAGCGGAGTCGATACCAGTGGAACCGAGACCTTTTGCGATGTTGGTCTGCTCGACATAGCGCACGTTTTCGTAGCGACCGATCTCGCCGTTCATGATCAGCTTGAAGCCGGTATCCGAATACTGGTGGATAGTCTCCAAGTTATTCTTGAACGAACGCAGAGTGGTCGGCCACGACAGGGAGTAGTAGTCATCCCCTAGATAAGCAGGGATGTTGCGCTCCTTCATCGTGTCCACGATGCTCTTGGCGTGACCGTTGTTGAAGGCGATGCTGTTGGTGCCGGTCACAGTACCGTTGGTGTAAAGCGTAACGGCTGCTGTATCCGTACCAGCCGTGGGGATTGCGCGCAACAGACACTGGTTGAATTGGGTCCATGTCAGTCTGTCGAACGTTTTGACCGCATCGTTCTTCAGAACCTTCTGTACCAACTCCATCACCGGGAATTTGGACAGGTTGTCCAGCTTGCCGGAGTACGGCACGCTGTTGCCCGCCTCGGTGATCGTCAACGTACCCTGAACGATGGTGAAGTTCGTTTCCGGCATGGTGTTGGTTTCAGTCAACACACCACCGGGATTTACCACGTCAGAAAAGACATCCCATGTGAAGATGTCACCTTTTTTCTTACCCTGCTGGCTTGCGTCCCGTACATCCGCGAACTGACGGAATTTGACGAGCGGTTGCACAGCCATCCGCAGGACATTCGACAGTTGGCGGGAATACATGTATCCGCCCAAACTGTTCACTGCCCAGAGTTGTCCGGCCATGATAGTTACTCCTTATTGTTGATTAACTACGAAGCCACTGCGGACCACCACGGGCTTTCGCCATCGCGGAAATGATCTCCCCAGTGGATTCCTCTCTGTCTTCTTCGTTCACCGCCGCTGGTGCCTTGGTGCCTGCGCCTTGCGGGACAGCCGGTGCGGATGCTTTGCGGCTCTGTTTGTCATCAGGTTTTTTGGCAGATTCGGCAGGCTTGGCGATTGATTCCCTCCATGCCCGCACTTCACTGCCGATGGCTTCATAACGTTCCCAGTACGTCCGCTTGTCGCCCTGCGCCAGTAAATCCTTGTCGCGCTGCAAGACGATATTCAGAAGCACGGGATCGTCGGCCAAATCCTTGAAGTCAGTTTGGAACCGCGATACTGCATCATTGAAGGCAACACGCTCGTCAACAGTCCGGGCAACGTCGTCCGCGCTAACGGATGGACCTCTGCTCTGCAACTTTTCGATAGCCGCCATTGCTTCTTCTTCGGTTCCCATTTGTATCGCGCGGACCAATGCGCGTCTTTCCTCTTCCGCCTTAGCCGCTACATCCTCCTTGGAGGGTAGTGTTGGCGCTGGTTTTGCTGCTTCGGCCTCCCGCAGTTTCTGGGCTGCTTCCTTCAGATACTCATCGGCGGACTCAACTTTTTGAGCACGCGCAATGAGTTCTTCGGTCGTAAATTCCAGTTCCTTGCCGTTGACCTTGATCTTGTGTTTGGTTGTGTCTGCATGTTCAGCCGCCGCCGCTTCTGCGGCTCTTGCGTTTGCTTCTTCCTCTGCGCGCTTCAATTCCCGCGCAGCAATCTCATCGTCCGACAGATTGTCATCCGCGCTGAAAACGGAAGTCGTGCCATCATCGTTCACATCGGCCAGATCGCCGTTCTTTGCGAGATCGGCATCGTTCTGGTTGTTGATCTGTTCCAAGAGTTTCAGGCGGGCATCGTTGCCTGTACCGAGCGCATCACCTTCTTCGTTGGTAACGGCTTTTTTCTCATCGGACTTTTCTGCCATTTTTTTCTCCAATAAAAAAAGCCGCACGGAGGCGGCTTGATTGATTTAGCGGGTTGCTATAAAGTCAAATCATGAAAATCAGAATTCACAAAGGATCGCTCAGTGACAGCATGAACACCGCCGCTGAAATCGAACCCACCAGAGAAGCAGTAGTCCAGTATCTGCGCGATCAATGGGGCGGCTTGGGTTATGGTGTGTATCCAGAAGATATTACGGTTGAGCCTTATTGCTATGACCAGCGCATCGGCTGGAATATTTTTATTGTGCTACTGAACGGTAAAGCCGCTGCCTTTACCGATGGTCCCCTGACCTAACTTCTCAAGGACAGACAATGAATATCAGACGCATGGGCTATTACGAACTGAAAGACGAAAAACGAAACGGTCTTTTCCTGAAGCTTCAGGATGGACATGCCTTTGTCGTGTTTGCGAAAGATGGCGTCGAGATAGAATTTCCGCTTGAAACTGTTTGTTCCGTAATCGAACAGTTCGATAAAGCTCTTATTCCTCCCTGTCCTCCAAAATCATCCTAGCCTTCAAACCCGCGCTCACCGCATCTTCCAGCCACACGCGGAACCTCTCCGCGATCCACACCTTGTTCTGTGCCTGCCATACCGCTTCGGCATCGTTGCATTTCACCCTGCGCAGTTGTTCCAGCCCTTCTTCTTCCTGCGCTGCGGCGTGCTGCAACAGATACTTGCCGACATCACTCTTCATGAACTGATCGATCTGTTCTCCCAGCACCGCGACATCCAGCAGGATTTCGGATTCTTCGCTCATTTTTTAAGCATCCTCTGTGCTTCCATAAGGGCGCGCATGTGCGTAGCCATGGCGCGGCGGTTTTCGTTCTCTTCCTGAATCTGTGTCTTGGCAAGAGTAGTCTGGTTCGTCTCGCGCGATTTTTGCAGCGAGACCATGTGCCCCATCTGTTTGTCCTTGGCCTTCTGCTGAAGTTGTTGGATCATCGCAGTGGCTTGTTGCAGTTGTTGCTGCAACTGCAAGACCATCGGATTGTCGTTCGTCGTGAAGCGAGAGCCGTCTGCATATCCGAGATGTCCGAAGATTTCCTTGCCCACTTCCTGCAAGTTCAAACCCGGCACGGGCCGGGACATCACCGCCGTATAAGCGGTGATACCGGCGATGAACTTGTTCAGTTTGGCGGCAGGGTCTGTCGCACCCATACCTACATTCACCGTCAATGTCAGTTCCTGTTCAAGCAATTCGTCGGTCACTTGGTCGATACCAAAACGCTGGAACAGTTGGGCGCGCTTTCCGGCAATGGCGATCACAGTTTTGTCAGTCTCGTACTGTTGTTCCAGTTGCATGATCATCCGCAACACCGGCTGCACGAATGTCTCCACATAGGTGCGCAGCAGATATTCAGTGAGCGTGCCCTGCGAGTTGGAGAGCATCGCCATGTTCTTGGCTGGACTGTTCGCGGCACCCGCGATCATCAGTGAGGCGGGGTTGAAGTTGCCCAGTAGTTCGTCCATCTCCATCGAAAGGGCAGAGTGTTCTTGGAAAGAAGAGGCGGTCACATCATCCCAAGTCACTTCCTTCACGTCTGTCTGGGGATCGTCCAGCATGACCACGCCACCGGGCACGTTCCTTAACAGACCTTGTACGTCCGCTTCCTTGCCACGCTTTACGAACCATTTCTTGTTCAGCACGAACTTCACGTTGTCGATGCGCTGGTTCGCCACTTCATTCGTTTCATCCTGTAACCCCTTCGAGAGTTGCGGGATGGAACTTGGCATGACCTTGTGCGTCTCGATATTGCAGACGCCCATTACATAGGGTCTCTTGCCGGTGAAGATCACATCTTTCAGCAACATCGGTTTGGTAAGCAGGGCGATGTCTCCCAACGTATAGAACTGCCAGTCTTCGCCGTTGTGCTTGTGGATGTGTCTTTGTACCCAGACGATCTCATAATCCGCCACATCCCTGATGTCGGCGGTGTAGGGGTCGTCTTTGTTCTTGTTGCGGGTAATACGAGTAGAGTCAGGAGTGATCTCTGTCGCAGCCATGAGTTGATCGCTCCCCAACTTTATCCACTCGCCGGAACTCATCTTCTCCTTCACATCCATCGCGTACATCGGGATCAGATGGATGACGTAAGGGGAAGTGTTGATCGGGTCCATCCAGTTCGCACCGGGGTCGATGCGGATGTTCTCGACCGGGATCAGATCGCAGGCCGGTTGGTCCTTGATCGGTTTCGGTTCACCCTGCTCCACAACAACAACCTCCGCTTCTGGTGTCCCTGCTTCTGCTGACAATTCATCCCCGCTGGTTGCTTGTACTGCACCTTCGGGAAGTTCTGTCTGCACCGGATATTCTTCCGTGATTTCCGGCTTTATTTCTTCCCTTACCGTCTCGACTACATTGAGCGCGATACTTTCCGGGCTGCGTTCCTGATAGTCCCAATAGACATGAGCACAGGCCACTCCGGTCGTCTGAGCGTCCTGAATACCGCCCAGCACGAAGAGATACCAAGGGATACTCTTTGTCAGGCGATGCTGAAGCAGTTCCTTCATTACCGCTGCTGAAGCGATCTCTGCCTGATTGTTCGGGTCTATCGGCTGTACGCTGGTGACATCCATGGACGAAAAAAAAGCCGCTGCTGCGGCGGCTTCGTTCTTGCGGATGATCGTTCGCGTCTTTGGCCGGAACAGTTTACTTCGCTTGTCGTAAGACGGCTGGTTGTACTTCGAATCTGAAGCATGTTGATTGTTGAAAGCGCGGATCGAGTCTTCCCACTGCTTGCGATAGTTCGCATCGACGTAGGTGGTACTGGCAGTGAAAGCCCTCTGTGCGCGCGACAGCCAGTCGGGTGCGGGAGAGTCTTTCTTGCCTGTACCAGCGATGCCGCCCGTCTGCGCGGTCGGCGCGTGATTCTTTGAATCAGGGAGAAGACCGGCCATTGTCTTCTTTCTTCAAAGAAAGCATCAGCAGTTTCCATTCTGCCGCCCATCTGCCGGTCCCGTTTTTTACAGGATGCTTGTATTGCCGGACATGGGGATGTTTTCCACCAATCACTTTGCAACATCCGCCACCAAGCAATGCATCGCCAAGCTCTTTGTCATGCCAAATAACAAAAGCCATTATTCATCTCCCTCAAATACCTGATTCACATTGTCATCAGAAAACGGCTCCCCGGAATTCCTTTTCACACCCACTGCACGATCATCATAAAGCGCGACCATGTTGGAATCCTTTATGTTCGTGATGGGCAAAATCTTGCCGAAATTATCTTTGCTGAATTTGCGAATCGCCGGATGCGGTTTCCTTGCGGTGAAGATTCGGACATCACGTCCTGCGTCAAGCCACTTTCTGACTTGTCTGACCATCGGTTCAATGGGAACACCGACGAAATCATCACCTCGGAATTCGTCGTAATGAGCAAGCGTCCCGTCCAAGTCCACCCCGATCCAGCCTTCTCCCTGCTCACGCGAATCACTCATTTTTCTTGAACGTGTCGTCCCACGGCTTGCCCATCTCGCCCGCATCGCTGCCGTTTCGCCCATCAGACTCACGACCTTCAGTCTGTTCTTCAATGGCGCGTCTCTGGCGTTCCTGTGAAGATTTGATACGCCGGGCAGAAATCTTGGTCATGCTTTCTGGCAGCATCGAAATTAGTTTGTCCAGTCTTCCTTTTCCGTTCTCTGCCATGTCATCCTCCTATGTCACATCCTCAACACCTGTGTATTGCTGGTCCGGCAATTCACCATCCCACGCGCCGCGTTTCATTCCCAATCTCTCAAGCAATTCTCCCCCACCCATGACGATGGCATGTTCCAGTTGAGAAACGCTTGCAGCCTTGGCTGCGTCTATGGTGTACCCATAACGCTGATCAGCACCGAGATACTTGATCACCAATGTCATGCCCGGTGCCCAGCCTATCGCCCAGAGATGGTTTGGATAATGATTCGTGAGGACATGCGCAGCCATCTTTGCGATGAGTTCCATCTGCGCATTTTCGGGATCATCTGAAGTAACCTCGACAGTACGAATGTCCGCATCGCTCATTTGAATACCCCGAAAGCAGAAAGAAGCGCAGTGCAAAAAGTCACGATGAAGACGGCGATGACGAACAGCAGAATGAGATCGTATTTCATGTCTTGAACACCAGTCCCATGCCCATCGCCTGATCCCTGATCCGTTCCTGTTGACCGCCTTCGGTGATCGCATCAGGAGGATATGTTGCGACTTGTCTTTTCAGCGCCTCATGTTTTTGCAGCAATTCGTTGTACTGGTATCGCAGCGCGTCATAGACTAACGATTGTTCTTCGAGTTCGCTCTTGTGCCGGGCAT